TATCTTTACCTGCAAGGTACAGGTATCACATCGCTTCCCGAACGTCTGACTGTTGGTGGTTATCTTGACCTTAAAGGAACAGGTATCACATCGCTTCCCGAAAATCTGACCGTTGGCGGTTATCTTGACCTTAGAGGAACAGGTATCACATCGCTTCCCGAAGGCTTGACCGTTGGCGGTTCTCTTGACCTTAGCGGAACGGGCATCACATCCACGGAAAAAGTAATAAGAAATCCACCAACGGTTTATTTTTTTAGAAACCGAAAATACATCAAAGCGGATGGTATTTTTTCCGAAGTAATTAACGAAAGAGGCAATCTGTTCAAAATTCGGAGTATTGGCGCAAGTAATGTCACATTCTTAGTTACAGACGGACAAAACCATTGGTCACACGGAAATACACTTAAAGAGGCAAAAGATGATTTGATTTTCAAGGTTTGCGACAGAAATAAATCAGATTATGAACATCTGAAGCTTGATAGCGAATTAACCCATTCCGAAGCAATTGCTTGTTATCGTGTTGTAACTGGGGCTTGCAGTTTTGGCACGAAAGATTTTGTCAATAATCGACTGAACGGACACAAGAAAGCAAAGTACACTATTGCCGATATAATCAAAATAACGGAAGGAGAATATGGAAACAAAACATTTGCTAACTTCTTTAAAAATTAAAATCATGCCCTACGAAAAAATCAAAAAGCACATCGGATTCACCATCGATGAACGAATCAAGGAGAAAGGAAAGCCGAAAAGCAAGGTAATCGAGCAAGGACGCATCAACAAGAACGCCCTGCACAATGTAATCAACGGCCGTACATCATACGGTATTGACAACCTTTTAGTGGTTTTGGATGCTGTGGATATGGAGCTAATCGTGCGTAATAAGTAAAGCTATGGATGCTATTTTAATCATTTTACTGCTTATTATGGTCTATGCGTTCCTTATCCATGTCACTAGACCACGTTTCGACCTCAATACAGCCGTTTCTGACGGTGCAATAGTCACGGACGGAGAAAGTCGAATCGAAGTGGTTTGCACGGCATCAACAAGCTCGCAGGCGGTTTTTACGGACGCTATCGGTACGTGTTACCATTGCGACCACACTGGACGGGTATTTCAACAGAATATACACATGGAATTAGTAAAGTCAAACCTTAAAATAATCAACCTATGAAAACATTAACAGTGAAACAGCCTTGGGCATCATTGATTTGTTCTGGCATAAAGGATATTGAAAATCGAACATGGAAAACGAGTTTTCGTGGACGTATATTAATTCAGGCATCCGCTAAGCCTTCAATGTTGCATCCTATTTCTAGCATTTTATCAAAAGAGCAGATTGATTCAATTGATAAAAATTCGAGCGAATTTAACGCAATGATATTTAGCTCAATAATTGGAAGTGTTGAAATTATTGATTGTCGCATAAACTACCCATCTATTTGGGCGGAAAAATCACGTTGGTACGGACAAAACATATCGGCTTCTCACGGATGCAAACATTCAGACTTCCCCGATGACAATCCCATTTACAATTGGGTGCTTACAAATCCTATAATGTTCGCTGAACCTATTCCATGCAAAGGAAAACTATCATTATGGGATTATCCAATTACAGAGGAAGAATTGTCAAACCTTAAAATTGTGAACAAATGAAAAACAAAAATCCAATTTGTATTTACGACAAAAAAGAATGTACGAATTTTGATTCTATGCTTTGTCATGCTGAATGTGAGATGTGCACAAGATACGGAAATGGTGTTAGAGCAACGGGAGAAATGCCCGCACTACGGCAATTTTACCACACGTTCAAATCTTTGGAAATGTGGTATAAAATTTGGCGGATGAAGGAGGGAATGGACGCTGAGTCGAAATTAAAAACATTCTGCCATAAAATGAAGCACTACAAATCGAGGTGCTACGTTTCGGGAAAGATTAGCGGATTGGATGATTTCGAGTGGAATTTTCACGAATCATCAAAGAAGGTTGCCGAACTTGGTTTTATTCCTGTCAATCCTTGCAATCTTCCACCGAGAAAGTCATGGACTGCCTTCATGTTTTGGGACTTGCTCGAAATGTGTACTTGTCGGAATGCGTACTTTATGGCAAACCATACGGACAGCCGTGGTGCGAAAATTGAGCTAATATTTGCGAAACTTGCGCTAAAACACATCATCTATGAATAGCTTATCCAAACTTACCCGCATATCCATACTGCAAGGAAATGAGTATTGCGACTTTGTAAAGGTCAGCGATGTTGAGAAATTGATGGCTGAAAAGAATAAGGCTACATTATTGATTAAATCACTAAATGAAACTATTGAAGTTGAATTGACTGATTGCGGGGCAACACATTTGAATAAGTATCACAAGGAATTAAGCGAAAAGTTTAAAACTGTTACATGGAAATTTGACTATAAAGAATGCGACATTTACAAAGATCAAGCATACAGCATTTTTTCAGTATTTGAGCCATTTTTTCATGCTGGTGCGTCAATGCCTTTTATAAATTTACGAACAATTTAAAATCCGAAACAAATGAAAACAGGGCAGAAGGTTATATTGAAAAGAAACCCGCTTGATGAGCAACTTGGTGAATCAATTACTCTTGGCATAAAGACTATTACAGACACAAAAGACGTTAGCCACTTAAAAGGAACAAGTGGGCTATGGGTGAAAATTGAAGGACATGATGATTGGATTGACTCAGCTTGTTTTGCAGAAATGACAGACGAACAAGCAGCTAAAGACTACGCCGAAAATAAACACGGTAATTTATCAATAGTTTGCAACGTTGATACAATGATTGAAGAATCAAAGGATGATTATCTTGCAGGTTGCCAACACGCACGAGCCGAAACCAATTCAGACGTAATGCAAGCCTTAGCCGATGTCCGAGCCGAGGAAATGCAGAAGGGGTTATGCTTTGCGGAATGGATTAGCCAAATCGGATTTAATTACAAGGATATTGATTCTATTTGGTGGAGGGTTATTAAATATGAGGCCGATGGTTTAAAGATGGTAAGTTCCACCACCTCCGAACTTTTCACCTCCCCCGAATTCCTTGCCTATTACGAAGAAATGAGGGCAAAATGAGAATAATTGGAGGTATTCAAGACACAAGGACAAACCAAGAAGATTTTGCATTGACTCCGTTTCTTTTCCTAGTTTATGTAAAATTAAAGGCATACGGACTTGGTTTATGTTGGGGTTATTATGCCATATTTATTGGACTTGGATGTAATATGCCAAAACATATGCCGTCATTTTTAAAGCATATAAAATGAAAATAGCATTTCCAAAACCACTAGGCGGTGAATACCACTTAATCGGTATCTACTTCCGAGATCCATTTTTGACGCATGGATACATAATTGAATTGTTGCTGTTTAATTGTTGCTTGCAAATTGAGCTATGACACACGACCAAATTAAACAACTAGCCGAAAAACGCTACCAGATGCCAATTAACGGAAATAGTTTCGACCGTGAAGATTTTGAATTACGCAAATTGATGGTGCAGGTTCAGCGAAAGGCGTGGATTGAAGGGTATGAACAAGGATATTTAGCACAATGATTTTAGAGCCTCCAACAATTCGGGGGCTTTATTGTGAAATTTTATACCGAAAAAATACAAAAGTGTGCTATTATCGTTATATTTGCAAAGTAGAATGAATGTTTAACTAATATTTATGCAGTATGAAAAAGTACAAGATTGAACCGGATGATGGTGGAGAATTGCCCGATGATATGCCTCCAACCGTTCCAACTCCTAAAAAGCCGTGAGAAGCAAGGCTCTGATATTGTTAGTCAAGTATTTCCCAATAGCATCGAACATTAACCTGCTATTGCTGATGTCCTGCCTGCTTATCGGAGTCGATTACCGTCCGCAAACATCATATTTTCTAGGTGCTTCGTTTTGGCCTTTATCCGTTTTTTGGATACTATCATATACCTTGCATTTCTGCTTATGGCATCGCATTTTGTTGGCTAGCACAACATTTTATGCGGTGCTTTCTTTTTTAGGAAACAACGGTGTAGAATTTAATTATTATCTTTACCTCGCTTTAACTATTAATTTAATCTGCTTGCTTACCGCATTAATACTTTACAAACGGGATGGATGCTACATTAAAAAAGTTAGTCCGAGGGATAAGGAAGTTAGCGAATGAAATCGAGTGCGGACTTTGCGACCGCATGGATGAACAGACATACAAACAATTTCTCGATGGTCTGTATATGATTATTGAGGCAAAAAAAAAGACTGATGGAAGACCTGATAGACCTAGCAAAATTACTTGCAACCGCCCTGCTTACTTTCGGTGGATCTGTGTTTTATTTCAAGGCAAAAAATAAAAAGCTGAACGCAGAGGCCGAAAAGATTGAAGCCGAAACGGACACCACTACCGTAGCACTACTAACGTCAGCCATTGACGGATTGGAACGCATTTACAGCCTAAAATTCAAAACGTTCGAGGAAACATACGAACTGAAATTAAAGCACCTCACAGACCAGATATCAGACCTTAACGGTAAGTTGGATAAAACAGAAAAGGTTTACAAGATCGACCGTGAGCTTTTGGCGATTTACAAAAAGGCTGCCGAAAAAATGAAGGACTGCCCGAACTTTGAGCAGTGCCCAGGTGCAAGGGAATTTCATAGACTAACGAAAATATAAGATGGCAAAAATCGACAATTACGCTTTAAAGCTTTGGGACTTGGAAGGCGGTTTCGTAAATCACAAGGATGACAAAGGCGGTGCGACAAATCGTGGAATTACGTTTACCACCTACAAGGAATACCGAGCCGATAAAGGACTCACAGAACCAACGCTGAACGATCTTAGAAACGTAGGATTTGCCGAATACAAGGAAATACTTCGTTGGCATTCGTGGGATACATGGCAGGCAGATAAAATCAATTCGCAGCAAGTGGCTGAAATACTTGTCGATTGGGTTTACAATTCAGGTTCGTGGGGTATTAAGAAACCGCAAACATTTCTAGGATTGAAACCTGATGGATTGGTAGGGCAAAAAACACTTAAGGCCGTGAACGATTACGACCCTAGATTATTGTTTACCCACATCAAGTCAATGCGGAAAGAGTTTTATCTGAACATCGTAAAATCGAACCCATCGCAAAAGGTATTCCTAAAAGGGTGGTTGAATAGGATTGATTCATTTAATTATGTTTAGTCATCTACCATACCGCAAGCAGTTTTTCAAGACCATCCAAATGTCTGACGTTCGTGTGATATTGGAATTTGAAACGATTATACGGAATTATCTTAAAATGGATATGCTCACTAAAGAATTAGAAAATGAAAAACTTTTGGAACTTCATTAAAACCGCACTTTCTTCTAACTCCGAAGCTAGTGCAAAGCGTATCAACGGTACGATAGGCTATTTGGCCTGTGTAGTCTGTATCTGTGGGTGGCATCCCGAACTACTTTCCCAACTGCTGTTTATTTCAGCAGGACTTTTGGCGGCTGGACTTCTTGAAAAGGCACAACAGAAATGAAACGGTTAATCTATTTATTGCCGTTATTGCTTATTGGTTGTCGGCCTTTAATCAATCTGACATCACAAGAATACGTTAGGGTAGAGGTTAGGGATACCGTGATATTTACAAAGCTTGTGCCTTATTCGGTGGCAATTAAAACAAAGGATACCATATCCAAGTTAGAAACGCCTTACGCTCGATCAATTGCTATGTGGTCGAACGGGTTTCTATCCCACAACATAACCACCAAGGATACAATCATAGGAAACATGGTTTCCGTGCCAACCACGACACGAACGGTCGTAAAACAAGTAAATGCACTATCTAAGGAACAAAAGGCTAAAATCGAAGCCTATGACGGTTTAAATGACGATATAAAGCGGCTGAATAAAGACGTAGTGAAATTGAAGGCATCGAACAAGGATAAAACCGCATTGATCTGGAAACTGATAGTAGCACTTGGATTGTGTGGCGTGTGGATTTTGCGAAAGCCGATAGGTGCATTAATCAAATTGCTGTAAATGAAAAAGGCCTCCAAATCGGAAGCCTTCTTTTTTTTGTGGTTTGCGTATCACTGATAATTTAGCGTGACATTGAAAATTCCACTATATTCGCCAAAGTTAGCTATTGCAGGGATAGAGAGCTTTCCGCCTACTATTATTGAGCAAGCTCCATTCGGGTCGGTTTTAATCATGCCATTCGTTAGGTTTGACGTAAACGAAGAAACGTACAGCGTGGTGCTTCCGTTTGTCATTGATGCGGTTTGAGGCAGTGATACGGTTATGTAACAGTTTGGCATAGCCGACACGCTGAGAACGCAAGGACTGGCAACGCCACGTGAGGCTATTGAACCCGTTAATACCGTTGATGCGTCAGTTGCAACAGTTAGCGTTCCTTCGCCAGTAACAGCGATGTTTGAAAAATCGAGCCATGATGCTTCGGTAATAGAAATGCCTTTGGAAAGGAATGCACGGCAATGCCCTTGAAATGATTGACCAAACGCCACAAGAGGCAGAAAAAGGAATAGGAATGTGAGTTTCTTCATTGTGATTAATTATTAAACCCCGAAACTGAATTGTAACGGGGTTCAAATGTAGGAATAAGATTTCAAATATCAAACTACCGATTCAGAAATATTGCTAATAGTATCGTAAAATACGCAAGGCATTCAATCCACCATGTATGGTTTTTCGGTTTGTATTTTGCCATCAAGTAAATCCCAAGCATGGACGGAAGGGCAACCCACCAAAACGATGTAGTAAGAATCCAAACGAAGGCCGTTAATATTCCCCCTTCCGCACCTATTGTATGCCACTTCTTTTGGCTAGGCAGTTTGTCATCACAAAGCACGCCTACGGTAGAAAGCAAGAATCCAGCTAAGAAAAGTATTAAGTCCTTCCAAACGCTTTGTCCTAATCCTGCCAAAACCAAAGGTATTGTATAACCCCAAGTCGACAGAATGAACATCCACTTTTCGCTTTGCTTCAAATTGTGATATGAGGCAGAAATGCTACGCTGCACACCGTACCGAAGTGCGATGTACAGGACGTAGGCGGTGAATATGCTAAATGATAGGACTAACACTTGGTGTCGGGTTTAGTTTTTCAATTTCCTTTGCAGAAAGCTTGAACGGTAATTTGTCAGCCTTAAACACAATGTTCGTGTCGGACTTGATAATTTGTTCGCTTGCGTCCGTTGCGTCCGTTGCTTCGACTTTCACCACCTGTGATATGTTGCACAGGCAGTCCCCGTTCGGGTATCGCTTCATAATTTCGGCCACATTGTAGCCGTTAAAATCAATGGTCTTTTTCATATTCTTAAATTATTACTTCGATTTCCATTCCAACACCACCGTTTCCTGTTGCTGTAACCCTCACGTATGAATCTGTGTACGACATTGTTTGGTCAACCGTAACGTTAAACGATTTTGTCGTAGCGTTGCAAGCCTTTCCAGTTATCAGCGTTTCAAGTTCCGTTCCATCGTAGGAAAAAAGTTTAGCTTCGATATTCGTTAGTGAAGTTGTGGACTTGATTTTGATGGTTTTAACGGGCGAATTAAACGGTATTCGTATTGACTTCGGGCTTAATGAGATGTCAGTAGCAAATAATCCGCTTTTGTATGAGTCGGTAAGAATATTGGGGGTGTTTGAGAATAGACGGAGGTAAAAACCAAATAGCGGCCTTCCCGCTAAGCTGACAGCTCCAGTTTCAATTGAGGAATCGGATACACCGTATAACCAACCTAATGAACCCCAATAACTTCCTTTAGCTCCAATTTCAAAAAATAGACCGCTTTCAGCCCTATTCCCGCCATCCACAAAACTAACCCCCGACTCATTCGTACTAAAAGCATTATCAAACCCGCCAAACAACGCCTTCATCTTTTTACCGCTAATCGTATCCCCGCCCAAATAATCACTTAGCATTGTAATTTCCAACTCGGAAGGTACGTGGAAACCTTTCGGGGCGTAGGTGTTAATGACAGGAATAGCATAGCCGTTGTATATTTTTCCATAGATAACCCCATTTGCTACGATGTTGGCGTAATGCGACCATGCTGGGGTGCTTAGTGCTGCCCATGTTGCATCGTCTTGCACTTCTGGAATTGCCGTACCTCCAAATACCGTTGCTTCCAAGTTGGACGTAGATACCTGCTGAGAACCGACTGCTATGGTTGGGATGGCTGGAAATTCTGCGGAAAGAAAGGCGTGGAATTGTTGGGATTCGTAGGCGGAAAGGGTGCGGGAAATTAGTTGAAAATAAGAAATTTGGCCATCAAACGCATACCCATTTAGTGACCTTAAAGCCGTAAATACTGCTGCTGCAGAATTAGATGCCGATAACGGCAATGCTTTTCCGTCAAATATTATGGCATTGTTTCCATTTGAGTATCGAAATTCAATACTGTGGGATTCCCCAGCAGACAATGGCGTTGGTGCAACCATATAATTTACAGAGCCGTCATCAAATGATAGCTGCCCTGTTTCTATATGCAGGAAGTTAGAGCCAAGTTGAATAAAGTTTACAACACTTAATGCGTTTGGCTTTACTTTCAACAATACAGTCCAATCGTCTGATGTTCCAAATGATATTGCATTATAGCCAAGCTGTGCTGTTGAAATGCCTGAAACACCTTTGATTGATTTTTTTTCGTTTGGTGCGATACCACCGCCAGCGTACCATCGATTTGTGGCTTCGATAAGGTCATTGTCCGAATCCGCCATGTTGAAAATGCGGGCAATCTTCCCCGCTGATTCGACCATACCGCAAGCGGGAACGGCAAGCAATGGAACGACACCTTCGGCAAGGAGGTTTTTGTTTAGGTCGAAAACACGTTGCATAAATGCAATATCTTGTATTGTGCCCGAATTACCTACAACATGAGCATAGTACTCCGTATCGGGGTAAGTGTCCGAAAACGTAGAGGCTGCGGCTTCTATTTCCACTATTGCATCATCGGCTATCTGTTGGATTTCTGCCACAATTTCAGGCAGTCCGACAATCTGTTCAGCGTTGAACCGAATATCATCTTTATCTGTCCATGTTGAATGTGCAGGCGTATCAGTGGTTAGCGTTCTGATAGCCTTAACCCCCGACATTGAAGACTGTTCGGGTAGTTGATTTTCTTTTACTGTTGGAAAGCTGTTGTCTGCCATTGTTGTATGTATTAATTATTTAGCTGATATTGTGCGAGAGCCGATGGTATCAACCTGAAAATGGACTCCTACCTGTTCTAAGAACGGGTTATTGATAGGCTCTGTTCCTGTGCCTGCAATTCGTTTGATACGCATTTTTAGCTGTGTGCCTATCTTTATGCTTGTTCCCGTGATTGTGCCTAGCGAAAGGTAGTAAACAGACTTATCGGCTTGATTTGCAGGTATTGTCAGTTCGGCCGTTAGGGACGATTCAACGGTGAATACGTTAGCCCCATTGTCAGGTATTCCGTAAGTAAAGAATACCGTATATTTTACCTTTCGAGCCGTAGCGTTATTAAGTCCGTTGGTCGCTAGATGTAAATGAACCTCTAAATTTGTTCCCTCCTTGTAGCTGTGTGGGATTTCAATAGTTGCCATATCTTTATAATCATCAATGGCAAAAGTGTATGAATTAGTGTTTGCCGTGAATGCTGTCCATGTCGGTGCGTTCGATGCGGGTTGTGTGCCTGACGCTATGGCTACATTTATATCATCGTAAACTGGTGTTTCAAGTCGAAAAGTTTCGCCAGTGGTGGCCTTGAAAGGGGTAACATCGTCACGGATAACCTTATTTGATGCATACGTTTCTACTGTATCATATGTAATCTTTATAATGCTATCAGAAATATTGTATCCGTTGAAATTCTTATTTGATAGCGTGCAATCGGAATCAATGCGTGTGCGGAACATTTCAACGTCCGTATTTGAAGTCAAATGACCATAGATTTCACAATCAGATAATTGAACAATATCATCGGTAATTGATCCTCCTATTCGATTTCGATAAGCAGACCCTGCCGCCCCAACTATTTGAATAACTGGAGTATTATTCCCATCATACTCAAAAATGTTTCCTACGATAATATAAGGGAAGGCTATATTATTTTTAATATCCCCTTGACCAGTGTTATCCTTAATAATGGGCAGGTAATCAGCATCACAAAAATTATTATAACATCTCCTTGTTTTGTTCCCACTAAACGTTGCTCCGTCTGCCGCAAAATTCCAATCATTATACTCAACCAAGAATCCATCCGTAGGATTAATATACTCACCGAAGATGTTTCCTTTATCATCCCATTGTTTTGAGATATAATCGGTAGCAAAATCATATATGCATCCGAACACTTCCGATTTATAATCATTATCTTCCATTTGAATTGGTTCGGAATACCCCCAATGAACGCTATCCAAACGCCAAGGGTCTGAATCGTCAATAGTCCCCGCATTACCGTCCGTTCCCGTTAGCTTATTCCAAACCCTACCCATAAATACGACCTTTTCGCCTGCGTTCGGTGATAAGGTTGGACGCCAAACGCCTAGCCATGTAGCCCCGTCATATACACCTGCCGTGTAGTGCTGTGGTACTATCCCAATCCTGATAGCTTCTGAATAGAATGTGGTAGAGGTTGCAGCCTCTAGGATTATACCATTATCGTTCCCGTGGTCAGTAAGACGATAAAGGACTCCCGGTGTTAATTTACCACCCGAAGCCATCGTTGTAAGTTCAGCCCATGTAGCCATGTAGTTAAACGAAGACCCACCTAGATATATTACATCAGACCAAGACCCTAGCGAATAATTACGCAAGAATAATCCCCGTGAGCCTTTAATCAATTGCCATGCTGTCGTTCGTACTATCGGTGTTACGTTCGCCTCCCCTATTGCGCTATTGTCGTGAGCCGTAACGCTATATACCTGCCCTATGATGGCATTGTAGGTGAAAGGAGTTATGGCAGTGTATTCGCCTGAAAAAGCCAAATCCATTGATGCTATGTCGGTGATATTCTTAATCTCCATCCCTGACCCGTTGATAGAACCATCCGCCTTGATGAACCCCAATTGTGATTTAATTACTGGCGTGGATACCTTTCCTGCGAGTGCTGCGACAAGGCCAGTAATCTGACTTATAGGAAAGCTAATATCCTCTTTGTCCGTAAACTCGGATTTTGATTCCGTATCGGTCGACAGGGTGCGAAAAGCTTTCACACGTGCCATTGTTGAATTATCGGGCAGTTGATTCTCTTTCATATCTCAAGTATTTGTTCTAGTTCATCAGTCAGAAGTACAGCTTCTTCGTTGGTCAAATAAATACCGCCTACCATCGTTTGGGTGTTTCTGTTTGTTGTTGTCTTTGTTCCTATACGAAGGATTTTCTTCATATCCACACCGTCAGACAGTTCAATCTCTCCAACCTTCGTGCGTTGCATATTATCGTAAAGTAAGGTATCGCAAGCTAGATAAGCATTGATCTTTTGAGCCATCCAACGAGGAAGTCCGTTTGCATCACCTAACGTACAATATTCAACATCATAAGGACTCGAATAGGTTAGGGTATCCTCCTGCGATTGATTCGTGAAGTATTCTTCGTCTGACCGTAGCTCGAAATCATCGGGTTTAAACCCTCCCTCTACTCTTATCGTAAACAGGTGGTCTAATTGGAACGCCCCAAAGAAGGTGTTAAATTCATTCCTAGTGTGGTGTGCAGTCAGTTGGATGGTGTCCTGCGTTGCCCCGATTTCAATAGGCAAAGAATAGGCCATCAATCCGCCACTGTAAGTTATCGTGAAATAAACGACCCCAGAAAGCTTATTGCATGGTATGTAGTAATCACCGTAGTAATCGCCATTCGCTAAAAGGGTGTAAGTTGCAGTATAAACCAAAGCCGTAACTCCATCCCACACGGGGGATTCTTTTTGGTAGTCCATCGCATTAAGTACGACACTGTTTGCCGTAGGGTCTGAAGCGAAATGCAACTGAACGTGGATAGTATCGGAAAGGCCGAACTTCTGAACGTAATTGAACGCCCTAGGGTAGTGAACCTCCTCCGTTCCGTATGCCACTTGCTTGAATTGCAAGGGACAAAGGTTTGGGATTATTAAGCTGCTATTGTATATCATGTTATGCTTTTAATCATTCCTACCCACGATTGAGCGTTCACGGCTGTCAATCGCAAAGTTATATCTTTTATCCACATTTTATACGTTTTGCCTGCATTATTATCCACTAATTCGTAATAATTATACAGATTCGCATTTATGAACGCAAGGTCTTGAATCCTTATTGCCGTTTCAAAGCTGATTTTCTGTGCTAAAAACAAAGGAGATGCCATTAAGATAGCTAATGATGAGTTCATAGCGTTTTCGTATGTCATAGTGGATTCCCACGGAAACTGGCAATTATAATCTGCCTTACGGCCTGTTGACGAAAAAATGATGCTAGTGTATGATACTCCAAGGTATTTCCCGTTTGCCATCAATAAACGCATCGGTGATATTGGTAGGTTATATGCCATTGCGGGAAGATTGCCTTGGGTTATGTACGTCCTATAAAGCGTTGCAGTTGTTGTAAAATTCCCAACAGCGAAAACAAAAATATCATTATCCGAAGTCTTTGTTTTGGTTGAATCGTCCGATTTATCAGACATAAATTGCTCAATGGTGTACATCGAACCCTTGAACGGATGAACCAGGTCGAGTTCCTTTTCTTCGGTCAGACCTGACTCAATAGTAAAAGTATTGATGCAATTTACCTCTAGCGTTCCGTTTACTGCATTCTCATCTGTTTCGTAACCTACCCTAACTTTGTTGTAAACATGGGTGGTATCTATTTCGGTCTTAACTCCGTTGATAGGTATTACATCACAGGCTTTTGTAGCCGTGAAAAACGTTTCTGGGTAATCAATCCTAACTACCGAACCTGTAACATCGTAGTCAGCACCGTATTCGCACTGCAATGCTTTCATAAGGTCGGTAAACTTCAATGTAATTACAGGTGCATCCGCTTTCTGCAATCCTGTGGATGAAGTCAGCACGGTAACAAATCCTTTCGATGAAGTCAGAACCGGTAAATTATAAGTCAGTGATGCCGTTGGTGCAATCTTGGCTAATATCTGTTCTACTGCCCATTTATATGTAACGATTGGTATTTGAACGTTCTGAAAGATGGATGCCTCGGTAGTTATAATTCTTAGTGTTGTTCCTGTTGCCTGACATACCGCAAAAGTAGAGGATGAACCTCCACGAGTCCACCAAAAAGCTAACTTCTCATTGGCTAGGAATGCGGTAGTGAAATTGTAAGTAGCATTAAGGTCGAAACGTGCCGTATATGCATAGTTTATACCGTTAATCGTACCTCCGAATCCCGTCTTTTCAAACGAGCAATAAACACCACTTGTAGAAGTAAGCACTTCGGCTGAACCGTTCGTCTTAATTTTGACAATCTGCAAACGGCAATTTTCAGAGGTGTAATTCGTTCCAACATAAACAGACCCGATTTTAAGCTCAATAGAGGCCGTATTTGCCACTTTGCACGTAGCGTTCATGGATTTACTGCTAATAGTAAACAAATCGCTTGGTGCTATCTGTGTGCGGTTTGACGGTATGAAATAATTTGATGATGAATACTTGTCAGTATCTCCGTTACGTGCTGACAGCTTGTTTGTCCTATCCTTTGAAACTCCTACATAATCCAAAATAAGGTCTTTGGGTAGCACTAAATCGTAAGGTGTTGATTTGTTATCATCAATCTGCTTTCTGACGCTGTTTTCAAGGCATCGAATAGAGGTGTTCCGGCCTTCGTTGGATATCGTGGAGAAATCAAGTTTGAAGGTGTTGAAATCTGCATACGTCCAGTCATCCTTCCTTTTCTCGAACCTTAAAGCACAAACAGCCTTCATTCCGTACTGTGTCGATAGATTACGGATGATTTCGGCTGCGTTTCGGGAAAAAGTAAACTCACTCGTAATTTCCCGATTAACCCCAAACTCAACCCCATTTCTAGCGATACCCATTTCGACATCCCGCCAATTGTTAGGAGTGGCTTCGGCTTCTAGTGCATCACCGTATTGAAGCGTAAACTTCGATTCTTCGCCCATCATATCAGTTCAGTTTTAGGTTACGTGCGGTTTCGATTTCTTCCCTCAATGAAGGCTTGCGGTAGGTCGATTCCTTGCGTTTGGATTCAATCTCGATCAACTTGTCGAGCTTCTTTTCAAGGTTCTTCGTGTCGAAATTAATGCCTGCCTCAACCATGATAGACCGCATAATATCCCGATTGTTCAGAACGGAAGCATCAGGGAATATCTGCGTTCCTTTTTCCATCGAAACTACGGTAGGCGTTGAAGGTGTGGTGTAAAGTTGTCCATCGGGGGTAAGGACTAATTCGGAACGTCCACCGTCACCAACTAGGGCTATGCCATCCTTGCCCATTTCGCCACCTTCGGCAAAGGCTGGGATTGTTTGGGCTGCGATAAGTGCCGACATTGCGATAGCTTCGCCCAAGTACCAAGGCTGCAAGGCGGGGTTAAATCCAGTTGCACCGACTGCCTTTGCGTAATCTACCCAAATCTGTGCGACTGCGATAGCTTGTTCAAGAATAAAGGCATCCCGTTTGGCTTGCCGTTGCTTTTGGTCTATTTCGTTCTGTTTGGCTACGGAATCGGCTTCAATCTGCATTTTTTGCGTCTGGTAATCCTCATTCGTAATCAACCCTTGTTTATTGGATTCCTCCAAGTCTGAAAGTTGCTTGTCGGATTGCTCCTTGTTTCGTTCAGATTCGTCCTCTAATTTGTTGTTGTACCATTCAAAATAGGAATCGCCCAAAGCCTTTGCGGTGTCCCACATTTTACCATAGATGCTTGTTTTTTTGTCTGAAATAGCTTGGTCTTCCTCTAATTGTTTGAGTCCTGAATCAGCTAAGAATTTATTGTATTGCTCAATTTGGTCTTTAGACATTAGCTTCTTAAGCGTATCGGCCATTATATTAGCACGGCTTTCAAGACCGCCAAGGTTTAACCCTTCTGTGCTGAAAATGTCGGTTTTTCCTAATCCTTCATTTGCAAGACCTATTTTTTGCAATGTCGTGCGTAATAGATTTATGCCTTCAACAGTTGCTTTTACTTTTTTATTGGCATTATCGTTACTATCTGAAAAAATATTTACAGCACCCGACCCCTGCCTTAATTCTTGCCTCATGCCTGCTAGTGCATTTACATACTCAACACTTCTAGTAACACCCAAAGCCAAACCTTCGTTTTCCTTTTTAAGCGAATTTTGCAAAGTAGTGGATTCCATAAAGAATCCTTTAGCCTTGTCCTGCTTAATGGTTTCCTCGTTCTGTTTTATTTTAGCCTGTTTTGCTTTGTATAGATTCCTTTCGGCTTCAATTTCCTTGTCAATGTATTTCAATTTGTCCTTTTGTCCGCTAAGTTCCATTTGGAAATCTTCCAAACGTCCGCTTGTGATATTCTCGGTCGAACGTTTCATCTTTTTGGCGGTCGATTCAAACGTATTACCCAATGTAACCAATCCTTCGGCTAGTGGAATAACGGCTTTTAAAAGAATACCGCCCAACTGCTCACGTATTTCTCCCCATTGTACACGAAGGTTCGCAAGTTGTCCCCATTGTGCTTTCATCGCCTCGGTATTTCCACCTTCAAACTTAGTCAGTCCTTCAATGATTTTAGAATAGTTTTCTGCTTGGCTACCTGTGTCCTTGAATGATAAACCTAATTGACCTAAAGCGGAGCGAGCCATAACGCCCGAAGTAACACCCTTGTCGATAGCCATTGCCATTTCATCCAACGATTTACCGGAAGCGGCTGCGGCATCTACCATTTTAGGCAGTAATTCCGTAACCTGTTGCATCGAAAGTCCGTAGTTCAGCATCGTTGTGGCTGCATCCATTATCTGCTCATCGTCAAAGATTCCCATCAATTTAGATGCTTGCTTCGATAGTTTAGCAATATCTGAATCGCTTCCACCGCCTACGTTCTTAACAGCAAATGAAAGCCTTTGTATTGATTTTTCGGATTCCTCGGCATCTTTCGACATTCCGGCAAACGCTGCGCCAATAGCTGCCACGGCTGCCGCCCATCCTGCTGCTGCCAAATTCGATAAAGCTTTTTCGTACTTCCCAACGTCCAAGGTAGCGTTTCCGGTCGCTTTCTGTGATGCCGACATTGCCTTGCGTAGCTTCTCGGTATCGGTTATAAGTTTTTGCTTCGATTTGTCGGCCTTAATCTCGGCCTCTGACATCTTATTAATCTCTATTCTATTTAGAGAATATTGAGCCGACATACGGTTAAATGAATTTTCAGCCGAACGGTTTAATTGTACGGTCAATCTCTTGATTCTATTTCCTTCTTGTAGTGCAATCTTTTCCTCATCGGTTTTCTTAACGGCTTTCTCTTTTGCAACCGCTAATTTAACTTCGGACTCGGCTACGGCTTTAGTGTCAGCAACGAACTTTGTCATATCAATCGGCTGCTTATTTATTGCAGCAATATCTGACTCAATCTTAGTCAGAGCCGATTCTAGGCGTTTGAGTTCGTCAAAAACCTCTTTACTGACAATGTTATCTATTATTCCTTGTTCCATTGTGTTGCTTTTCTAGTTCGTTGCAATAATCCCGATAATCATTCTGGTAACCTATGTACAAAGATAGTTGAATTGTGGATAGAATTGGAAAACCTACGAATTTACTTATCCTGCTGCGTTCTTGGTTGTAATCGGTCATTGTAGGCCGTTTAACGTCCGATTTGGTTATCAAGGTGTCTATTTCAAGGTCTAAGCCTTTAAGTTCGGCTATGCACCTTCTAAATGCCTTCAGTCTGTCCTCGTTCGGCTCGATGATGTGCTGTTTTGTCAAGTAATCCATAACGATACTTGATTCTCGGTTCTTTAGAATCAGATAGCATCCATATACAATAGTCCTGCGTTCCGATTTACGGACAATTTTCGCCTGTTTTTCCTTTGTTTGCCGCACTTCGGGGTTCGTTGTCAGTCGATTGTAGTCCTCTAGCAGCATCGCCAAACCTCGTATAAGTATGCGTTTTTGTGTATAAAGATGCGTTTTTTGCAGCAATTCGTACCTTTCGTAGCAAATAACCTTCAAATAGTCACCCAAAGTGATAGAGTCGCACGAAGTACTGACATTCACAAGGAACATCTTATCAATGCGTTCACGTACGACCGATTTGCATCCGTGTAGTGCTATCTTTAGTGGTTTGAAGGTGTCTTTTGTCATTGTGCGAAATGTTGGTCAATTTTACGCTTTAAAATAGGTCTGACTAGGGTAGCGAGTTCGGACATTTGCGGTTTTGAGATTAAGAATATCTCATCACCGTATCGCTGCACCAATTCATCCCGCTTCCAATCTTTTGAATCAATGGATATGAAGTTTTCGCCTACCTCGGTAAAGAAGGATTTCCAAAACTCACCCGTATCAATCAAGGCAATACGTTCGCCCATCAGTATCGTTCCCCGTTCCTGTTTGGATTTCTTGGTTAAATAAGAATAGCGGGGCATCTGTGTCCCATCGCCCCGCTTTCCTTCTCCTAATTGTTCATGCACTAAAGCCGTAACTTTACCGTCCTTGTCCAATTCTGCCAAACATTCCTCAACTAAATCAAGGATGCTTAGGGTTTGGACTTTTCTTAGGTATTGGCTCGGATTCATGCGTTGCGTTCCATGCTAGGTTTCTTTCCGATTCATCCACGTGGGAGAAGTCTTTGTCGAACTTCGCACGGGTTACTTTGGAAAGATACGCCCGACTGATATAGCCGGACGGTATCCTTACGTCTTCCATTATGCGGTCAGCACTTCAATCACATTCGATTCAAATCCGCCCGTGGTCTTACTTCCAACAGGGCTACCCAATGCGAACAATGCGGAAGGGGTGGAAAGGGAAATGTAATACGTGGTGGCGGTAGTCAGACCTGCAATCATGAAATTCCCTGCGGAAACGGTAACACCCGAAGGAGTAACGGCTGCACCTGTGGCCTTGTTTGTAACGTCCCATGCGCCTGCGGCTGCAAGTTCAGTACCGTACAACGTGCTCATATTGGTGAAATTGGCGGGCAGTATGGCTTTTACAGTGGCGGTCGTAGCGGCTTGGCTGACGGCTTTCAACTCAACATCATGGATACCGTGGAGAACATCACCAAGGATTGTCGTTGAAGCGGTCGGATAGCTGTACAGCTTTTCTTGATTCAAGAAAGCGTCCTCTTCGTTCAGGTACACATTGACAACCATGATAGCCTCCGCTGATCCAGTAGCGGCCTTGATTGGTTCTGTGGTAATCTGACAAGGCATAAACTTAGCACCCGTTCCGCTTTTACGCATAAAGATGGAGTTCGCTTTGTCCACCATTGCGATAGAGATACCCTTGTTTCCGTTGTATTTGAAGAATTGTTGCAACAGGTGGATGCCTTTGTTTTTCAACGTGAAGGCGTACATTGGTTTACCTATCGTAACACCACGGAAATTACCATATCCGCTCATCTCTGGAGTTGATGCGGCTGTGTTATCAACGCAATCATCAACACCGTTCAAGAAAGGAACGACACGGGCAGTCTTGGCGGCCAAAGAAGCTGTTTGCAGGATACCGATGAGAGTGGTATCGTCAGCAAGGTTGGCGGCTGTCAAAGCATAGGATTGAGGAGCAAGCATGAAACCCTCAAATCTTTCGGGCATCACCGCACACGCTTCGTATCCCAAATTACCCAAATCTTGGGTACAAACATCGGTTAAACTTTGCATAATTAGCAGGTTTTAAGTATTCGTAATTTTAAATTATTGATCTCGATGGCATCAACGAAGTCCGAGAATTTATTCTCTGTGCCTCCGTATAAGCCTGATTTTCCGTAGAAGTAATGGTCTTTCCTTGTTCCTTTGTCCATGACAACGCATTCCCTAGATACTGACAACGCTTCGTACAAAAGTGTATAAAGGTTGTTGAGTATCGGCTTGAATGAATAATCATCCCTTTGTTTTGAAGTCCACAAATTGTTTGAGTTCACGGCAAGTACTATTTCACCGATTGACACGGTTTGAAGGTTCGAGTCCTCCGTCTGCGTGACCGTCATCGAATTGGCGTACACGAACGGATAGCGTTTCTTCGCGTTGGACTGACCAACTGAAAGAAGCTCATTGACCCATTCCTGCGGTGTCGAGTATTTGAACTTGAGTGTGAAGTCGTTTTGTGAAACAGGCAGGCCGAACAGCTTTCCATCCTCATTGAGTATCACATTGCCGTTATGGTCGGTAATGTAAAACATCGCCTTGAATTTTGCCTCAATGCGCGCCATAAGGTTGAAAAGTATGTCTTGTGTCATATTCCGAAAACGTTTGTAGGCTCAACGAAGTTTGTCCAGTTGTAGTCCTCTCCAATGTAATCATCCGAATTGTCGAGCATGAAGTCAATCACACCGTCAATACCGTTGTACATCATTGATACCATTTCGTTCCAAACATCGCAAAGGCGTGAGGCGGTCGCAAGTGTGGCATTCTCTACGTTGGACTCTACCGTACCAACACCCGCATTCCTGCGAGTGGTGGCCGTGTAGTAGTGCCAAAAAATGTAATCGGCAACAGGACTGACAAGCAAGGTAGAATCCCAGAGTCTAGCGATTAAGTCCGTCCACTTGGTAGCGGATGGATCTGCTGCGTAGTCGGTGTACAAAGTGCCTAATAGACGCTTCATAAACTCAACCTCGTAGCGGTCGATATAACGCTGTAATTCGGTCGTGTTGGAAGTATCCGTATGACCACCGATAGTGATGGTCAAATTAGGGACTTCCGTCGTGCCTTGCTGAAAGTATGCTACCGTGGTGTTCATTGTTTGAACGATGCTTTTAGGAACGTGGTTTTTACTTTTCCGCTTGCAGGGGTTACCAAGATATTGAAGTATCGGTAAATCTGTCCTGTGGATGCTTCAGAGTAGGTTAATGTGGTGTCCGAGCCTGTGCCTCGATAATTGAGCGTTGTAATTGTAGTGTAGGTATCCGTATCGAACACTTTACCCTGCAAAGCAACAGCAACGGGGGTAGCTGCTGTAACTGCGCTGACTTCCGTCAATTTGAAGCGGATGTTGTAGAATACCTTTGAGCCTTTGTTTACCAACAAGGCTTTAGACCATGTGTTACCAACGGATACGGTGTCAAGGGTTGAACTTCCGACATAGGCGTAAGACCATTGATCGAAAGGCATGGTTACGGTTGTACCGGATTGAGCCTGTGCGACTGCGAAACCGATAACGGCAATAAGCAATAAAACTAACTTTTTCATTTCTTTGGTGTTTTGGGTTTAATTTCCTTTGGTGTTTTGGGTTTAGCATCTGCGTCCACCTCTATTGCATACCCACGGCTTACTAGTAAATTCGTATTGAATATATTGGCGTGGATTTCAACACCCTCACTTACGTAAGGGTGTTTTTTGGTGGCTACAATACTCATCCTTGTGGTGCTGCTGTGATAGTGATAACTGCAGCATCAATGTCGGTCACTTTCACAAAGTTATTTTTGTGAGCCTTCACACGTTGCATTCCGAAGAATTCGCAAAGGATACAATACTGATTGTGAATGAACTGATCATTAATCCAGCCGATTGTGATTTCGGGAGCTTTGACAAAATTGAATTCTGCCTTTGCAAAAGAGCCTACCAATACGGAACGGTCACCGATATATTCGGTTTCGATGATGCGAGCACCTTTCAATGACTTGTCCTGTTTTAATACCCAACTTGGGAACAGGTAATCTCCTTGTGCGTTCTTTTGCAGGTCAAGCTCACCGATAAGATCGATAGATACCAACACATTGTCAGGACGTTGACCACGTACAGCCTTGCGGCTCTGTTGCCATGCAAGCAAAAGGACATCCCAGAAATTGGCGGCTGTGATTTTGGTGCGTGTTCCTGCGGTGAAGGCTGCCAAATCCAATTCGGTAGCGTAATATCCGTACAGGCCATTGATTTGAGCCGTACCTGTTCCGTTCATGATAGCATCGTTGTACTTGTTCAATACCTGATCCACCAAATCTGTGCGTACTTCGTTTTCCAAAGACGGATAGTTCCATTGTGCAATCTTGGAGATAGGAACGTAGGCGGCAATAACCTTGGCGGTAACTTCGGCCTCTGTCCAATTGTAATCCATTGCAGGTTTTTCGTTGCCTTCGACAACGTATCCAGGTGCGCCTTCTTTTACGGCACGTTCCATCCATACCCAAGGATTTGAGCCTTCGCCCAGATTCTTTTCTACGATCAACGAAGAAGGCAGAAATTCGGGAAGGGTGGCGGCTGCATCTACTTCTGTGTCACGTGCGCCCAAAGACTTCGGAGCAACGATGTTCGACATGGTGATAACACCAGCCTCACGAACGGTAACTTTTACAACACCACCATTGGCAGTACCAAGTATAGCGTCTTTCTTTTCTTCGATTGCCTGACGGAAAGCACCCCAAAAGCCTGCGTTTTCTTTTGGTGCGTTGCCTGCACGTAGGGATTCGATGGCTTGCATCGTTTCGGAGTGGCGGGTTGCCAAGGTTTTGTCATCGCCAAAATCGCCCATCTTTTCAGAAATAAGTGCTTTAGCTTTTTCTTCGTCAATGCCTTTCATCGCTCTGAAAGCATCGTACTGGATGCCCAAGAAGCTGATTTCTTCGGCGGTTAATTCCTTTTTCGCAGCAGAGCGAACGGAATCAATGAAAACTTGTTTTTCGTCCATTTTTAAAATTTGTTAATGATTGAATTGAGAAAATTTTCAGGTTCGTTCTCCTGTTTTATCGTAAGGTCACGTACAACCGTATCGGCTGAACGGACGGTAGTACAGTTTACATCGGCAGGTTCTGGAGCAATTGCAAGGTGCATCGGACTCCACTTTGTTGCCTTGTATTGTGTGACGTTGTTGTTTATCGAACGTTCCACTTCGTAGATTTTTGCACCGATCGAGAAAGACTTGATAACTTCGTCTTGAATATCCTGCCAAAGTGCTTCGTCAGCACGTGCCCCAAGTTTAATTTTGGCTGTGCATCCACGTTCGGATAGGGTGTATTCCTTTGAAATACCAAGTACGCTCATCGTGCTTCTATCCCAATGTGAAGGGAACAAAGCAATACCAGCATCTAGTCGAGCCGTTTCGATAGCGGTAGCATCCATTGAGAATACCTCGTCATAGGTTTCTGGTTCGCCCTGATAGGTGTCCTTGTACTTGTAATCCCTGTAACGTACCGGAGCATCGGTAAACATGACAACATCAAAAGACCTTTCTTCTTTATTGATGGAGTCTTTTACGATGGATGCCCGCATAGTGTGACCGTTAAATTCAATTTTTTCCATAGCGTGCTAGTATTTGTTTCTTTATTTCTTTGATTGCTGCATCATCTTCGCCAGCCAATGCGTTAAGGTTTTCAATCAAGGCTTTATCAGACTGCAATTCTTTGAGTCTGTTTTCTTCCAAGAATCCAACGCCTTCGGTCTTAATGGTAAGATAGCCATCCTTAACGTGTGCTGCTAGTGTATAATCCCTGCAAAATGCCTGAGTTAAAGGTATTGCAACATCATTCATTAGTTTGGCCTCTGCCACTTCTTTGTTCGTGAACGTAGTACCGTCTTTAGTTGGCAATAAGTCGCGATCAACCTCTAGTATGCCTGCTATTGCGTAACCGTCAGCCGTTGCCTCTGTGTACGGCTCAAGGTCTTTAATCGTTGCTAGGGTGTTGATGGCCTCTAGTGGTATGCTTGAAATAGCTTTAATACTCTTTGTACCTACCAATCCGTTACGTGCGTTAATATCATCGCTTATAGTTTGGCGGTCGGTAGGATTGACGGCTTGATCAAGCGAGCTTTTATCGTTTCCCTTTGGTGCAATAATTACAGCGTTGCCGTTGTTTACAAAGATGTTGTACCTAGCGGAATAAGAAGCTAGAAGGTTGTCGATGTTTTGTTTTGCTGCCAATAAAGGAGAACGACAGACATACGGATTGTTTACGTTCCTTGTTAGCATCGTATAACGTGAGTGTACAACCTTATCTGGTGTAATCTTTTCGTTATTCAGCTTATAGACGTATTCTTTTATTACGTCCTCAATCTTTACGGCTGCCAAATATTTACCACTTGATTTGATCGTTAGTGTGGTCATATCCGGCTCAAGCAAGAAAATAGCGTTTACCGTGTCGGCTGTTGGCTTCTCTGGGGCACGTGAATACAGATAGCTGTTCCCGTCCGATAATTGCGAAAATATGTAATTGTATGCAATATCAGCAAGCGAGTAGTACGGGTTTGGGGTTTCAATCAGCTTTTTTAGGTTCGATGGCATCGGTATTTCCTTTTCTCCATTCGTCAGGTAGATTGATTCTACCAACTTAGCGCACTTGGAAGCGATTATGTCTATCGGTGTGAATACCTCTGAAAGACTTTTGGCTATTTCGTATCCGTTATCGTCCGTTATTTCAGTGGGAATGTGCATTGTAGTGGCATTGACTTCTTGGAAAGTCATATGTTGCCCGCCTTGTTGCTCGTATTTTAAGCCTTCTTTTGCTGAAAATCGGTCTCTAAACCATCCCATTGGCAATTATTTTTATGCAAATATATATCATTTTTATACGCTTTATATCATTTTCTGCATAAATTTTTACTTTTTATCCATAAATCTGCTTTGCGTACTTCAGTTTTATTATCTGGGCGGCTCTACTCAGTACGTCAATAGCGTCCTTTTTATGGTTGTTTTGCCCTCCTTTGACATACGTTGTCAAGTCCTGCATGAATTGCCTATACTCTACATTCTGTGTTGTTGAGAAAACAAAGTATTTCCGTATAAATTCAAAATTTGACATGATTCTAACTTCCTTATCCTCGGTCGATGCAAATGGTTTTAGTCTCGTTCCGTGGTGAAGTTTAGATTTTAGGTCGATAACCGAAGCCAATCCAACACCGTTTGACTCTACGAACAAATCATCAATCTGATACAACTTGCAACGATCAACAATCTGTGGGGTGTTCGACATTATTCCGTCCGTATTGCAAAGCGCATCCCTCACGTACACACGTAGGCCGTTTTCCGTCTGCGTAACGTAACAGTAAGGCACGGCAAACTTATCCCCTCCCTTGTCGGCAGGGTCAGCAACAGCGAACCGGAAGGCGTAATTCTGTGGGTGTACGTTCGACAGGTCATCAAACATCAATTCTGATTTAGGCAGTAGCAACCCTTTGACCTCAATCGGTTCTTGTTGGTATTCTGCCATCCATGTCATCGAGTCCGCTCCAAGTTCGTCACGTATCTTCAGATACTCGGCTGTGCTTTTAACATTGTCACAAAATGTTTCCCCATCAACCAAGGCACGAATAACGACAGACTTCTCAATCTTACCGGATGCCATCGCTTTCCCTATCACGTCCGTATTGCTCCACCTAGTTCCGATGAATATCTCTGGGCAGTTCTTCTCCATTCGTGAATCATGTGCCGAACCTTTCCACATATCAGTACTTGATTGTACTGCATCACTCAGAGCGTCTGCCATATCTTTGTATAGGTCATCCGTCATAGCTACGTTTGCACCGAAGCCGATAATCGAACCACCTACGCCCGCACCAAAGTAGGCTACTTGTTTAGATGTTTCGAGCGTCCAGCCGTCTATATTCTGCTTGTCGGCCTTTAACCGTATTTCGGGGAATATCTGCGAAAAACGTGGATCACGGATTATTGCCCTGGTATCGTATGAAAACTTGTTATACAATGCAGCCGTGCAAGTGTTCCGCATTACAGACAGTTCGGGGAATTGAGCCAACCACCATGCAGCGAATAGGGACGTTATATAGGACTTTCCGGCACGTGGAGGCATTGATACGCTAACGGTCATCGCTCGGCCTTCTCTGTAAGCGTCTGCAACTTCTTGGAACAACAGAGCAACGTCCTTTAGGAATCTGCGGTTGATTCTGAAAAACTCCCAATCCCAATAGCAACAGAACGCCCAAAAATTAACCCGACCTGCACTAAGTAGGACGGGCTTTAATTCCTTGTATAACTGTTCATCTTGTTCGGTCATGCTTACAGTCGTTTGTCTTGGCTCGGTGGTGAATTTACGATTTATGCAAAATTTAGGGGTATAATGTTACGAATTATAACTTATCAATCAAATCAGATACCTGTTCGGGTTTCAGGTCTTGTACAGATGCCTTAATGTTGGCCTCCATTTCCTTCTTATCCGCAATACCCAATTTCCTAGCTACTAAGCCAGCATCAAAGCCACCCGTGTACCCATGTTCAACGTTCTGCTTGAAGCATTTGTTTCGTGCCCATGCTGAAATATCAAAAAAGTCTTCGTATCCTTCTGCCTTTTCGTAGTTGTAAAACGTCTGTGTTGATATGTCTAGGTGGTCACATATGCCTTCAATCAAGTACGGTCGTTGTGTAGGTATCTGAATTATTTCCCCTGCTCTTTCTCCTGACTTTAAGGCTTCATTCTTGTAGATAGGATTCTGATCGCACCAATCGAAGTACTTCTGAATAGCTTTCTTCCATTCCCCAGGTGTTGCATAAGCCATTGGCCTGCCTTCTCCGCTATCCTTTGCAAACTGGTTGCCCTTTGGTGCTGCCATTGTGTTACTCTCCTATCCCTTTACAAAAGTTTTCCAAATTGTCCTGACAAAGTTTAAGCATCTTTTTATCGAGTTTCATTCTTTCTTTCAAAAAATATATCTCGGTTTCAATTGCCTTGATTGAATTTGAATAGTACATACATTCATTTTCGCAAGTCTGCTTATATACTTCGTTTCGTTCTTTAAAGTTGTCCATCTCTACAATTGTTTTAGTTCGTCACTCGGCAAATCACTGATAGCTCTTTCTTGGTCGATTCTGCCTACAACGTGCATAGCTCCATTGTGCCTTTGCGTTTCTTCGCTGACATTACACAACCTTGATATATCAACAATATCACCATTTATACAAGCCTTGCCATTTATTTTATACTTAGCGTTTCTCATTTCTTATCGGTTTTAATCGTTTTTGCGACCTTATTTTTTTCCTTCACCCTCTTATACCCAAATATTCCCATTAAGCTGTCACAGGCTGCGGAATTGGGTTTGTCGGTGTTGTTTGGGCGGTTCATAATTTCGTGATTGAACTACAAATATAAACATTCTCAACCACTTTTCAAATTATTTTGCGGAATTGTTTTGAATTGCGGACTATTTTGTTTTACTTTGCCTGTATTCAATCGCTTAAAACTCAATCCATGACAGTCCAAAAACTGCATATCGGCTGTAATTATCATACCACTTGGCAAAGTAATAAGGCTATGCGGTTCGTCCTTGCTGAAATTGACGGGGATAAGGTCAGATTAACCACACGAACAACGGGTAAGTCATTTTGGACTAATGCAAAGGATTTGATATTTATCGAATCGAAGTACAACAAACAGAAATCAAAGCGACTTCGCAAATTAAATACTGCCATTCTTACTAATAATTGGGTAGAACCTATTGATTTGAATCCCGAAAATACGGCTAAAATTGTGAGCGTTTTAAAATCGGATGAAGTGCCATATTAAAAAAGAAAACCCCAAACTAGGTTCGAGGGGTTCAAACAACCGTATTGCGTTTCGGTTTTTGCGGTTTTCTTATTCTATCTTATTTCTTATAAGTAATTAAATCGGGTAATCATGAACTTTAAGAGAGCAACCAAAACGTAAGAAACCCCTACCCCTTACCATCCTTTTTGATTTGGATGCCCTTTCGGGTAAGGATAATGGATTGCTTTCTTTTCATTGCTTGTAATTAAATCGGTATAAACAGTCACCCATCGCTTCACAACACATACACGGACGCAATAACCCCTGAATTCAATAACCGTTTGTCGTATGCACTGCAAATATAAGCACAAAACAACCTTTTTTGATGAATATCGAAATATTTAACATTTTTAACTAAAAATAAATGCTTTTTTGCTTGCATCTGTGCAATCTATTGCATACATTTGTCATATCAAAATACAACAACACTTAAAAACTCAAAGCCATGACAACCGCCACCGAATTTGAAATCTACTTTAAAGGATGCTTTTGCACAAGTGTTTCAACGGTCAGCGAATTTAAATCTTTTGTGAAAGACGCATACAAACACAATGAATCTCTTTTAAGTGATGAATATGCTTCTTATTTGCTTAAAGACGAAAATGGAACTTGGATGTTATTAATGTACAAATCAAAAGGCAAATTTGTAATCAATAAATTTTAACCCTCTCCGCTGTGCTATCGGCTACGGGCATATTAATCACTTAAAACTTGAAACAAAATGAAAAAATTATCGGTTAATGGGAAGGATTTTGACGAAGTTTTTGCAGAAAAAGGAAATCCGATTTTAATCCAAAACATGATTGAAGGCAATGTGTATTTTTGGCATGACTTTGATTGCCCGCATTTAAGCTCTATTATTAAATTCTCTGATTACCACAGAAGTGAGATATTTGTGAAATCTGGGTTATTCGATAATGGACAGGTTATCAGAAAAACATCTTATATGTTTGAATCTTATGACATCTTCTTTGAGGCAACTCCAAATCAAATATATTTACTTAATGCTTATAAATCAGTTAAGCCATGATCGAAACCTATTCAACCCTCACTGACCCCCAAAAGCGACAATTCCGCTTTGCAGTTCAACAAGCCTTCGGAGTCAAGCTACGGCAGTTCTACAACCTTGTAAGCGGGGTTACGGAAATGACTCCTGTGCAGTCCGAATTCGTAAACCGAGTACTGGCAGACATTAGCAAACCATTCGGGCATTTAAACGCCACCGTAATAACCGTAGATAAAAGCGGTAGTATTCAAAGCATTATAGACAAATCAATCGAACAATTAAACAATTCAATCAAATGAAAAAATCAGTAAACGGCAAAAGTTTCGATGAGATTTTTGCGGAAAGAGGGGCGCAAGTCCAAGTAGAAGAAATGAAAATCGGGGAGTATTATTTTACCGAATGTCCGACCTTTTTGATAGATTGGATTTCTATCTTTGACAAGATTGATGAAGGAAAGGTTTGGCGTATTATATCTATTGCTAATAGCGGTAATTTATACGGTAATGGATCTATTGGTATTAATGAAATTGGTGTAATTTTTACCGCCACGCCCGACCAAATTGCCCTCCTAAACCTTTATAAATCCGAATCCAAATGAAAACCAAAATTGCCATTTATTTCAGTGGCGTAATTGTCGGATTAGTCCTTGGATTTACATTTGCAATCCTTTCGCCTATCAAGGTTCAAAAGGTGTACGAAAAAACGGATGCACAATACTACTATCCTGCATACGACCCAAAGACGGACACAATCGTAACCATGCAAACTATATTAAGCTTTGAACGGTATAAATATTATAAAGTCACATTCAAATGAAAAAGCCATTTTTAGCCGTTTTCAGCCTTCTTAGCCTTGTCGGTGTAATTGCAACCGCAGAAACCTTTGAAACCCGTCCTTTGCCATTTATTCTTTGCGTGGTGGCCTTTGTCGTATCGTCATTGTTTTGCGGTGCGATTGAAAAGCCGAAAAAGAATGTTACGAGTAATCATGTTTATCCAAAAAAGTAAAGCGATGAAGTACTTTAAAAAGATTAAATTCAATTCTGCAAAATTGGATGATGTTGATAAACTTTATAGCCGAATATTGGATATTGCAATATGGGCACAGAATCGGTATGATTTAAGCCGTGGAAATTTTTATGCCAAACTTGGAGAATGTGATGATGATTTGATACAAAAGAAGGAAACGCTTATCTTCTTTTATGAATCAGAGCATTTCCCATCGCATTTGCCACACAAATATTCGATGCAATAAAAATAATTCAAAAATACTTGTGTAATTAGTTGCATATTCAAAACCTATTGCCTACATTTGTCAAACACTTTAAAACTCACGACAATGAAACGTATCGACATGATTCCGGCACTTGCAAGCCTAGTTATTGAATTGCAAGACGAGGGGCACAACGTAAGAATGGATTTGTTCCAACTGCACATTTGGGTTTATGCCTTCAATGAAACATCCGCTTTGCGATTCTCAAACTTCATTACGGACGGAATGGATGAACTTTATTTGCAGACTATCAACCAACTTAACGAACTACGATAATGGCAAAGTGCAGACACGACGGAAGCGACCGATTTGATGATGGTTATTCCGAGGAAGAAGAAAGCACAGAATTGCAGGAAATGTCCGAAGCTGACAAGTACGATGAGTTTAGGGATAACAACATGGAGGATTAATCACTTTAAACAATAAATCACAATGAAAGAAATTGCTACCGCCTTAGTTAAGGCACAGTCAGAAATGAGCAACGCTGTAAAAGGCAGTGCAAACCCGTTTTTCAAATCCAAGTACGCTGATCTGAACTCAATCCGTGAGGCCGTTATCCCTGTGTTGAATGCTCACAACATTTCAGTCATTCAGCCGATGGTAAACATTGACGGGCACAACTTCATTAAAACCGTATTACTTCACGTATCCGGTGAATCAATCGAATCGTTTACGGAAATTATCTACGCAAAGACCAACGATGCACAAGCACAGGGTAGCGGAATCACTTACGCACGTAGATATGGACTTCAGTCGCTTGTTTGCATTGGTGCTGATGATGACGATGGAAACAAGGCATCCGAACAACCTAAAAAGGAACTGCCAGTAAGCATTGATTCAGCGATAACCGAAATGGGTAAGGCTAAATCCTACACCGACATTGAAGCCACATGGAAGAAGTTTATCCAATTCCAAAAAGAGCCTACTTTTATCGCTAAGTGTGTAGAAATGCAAAAAACCTACCCAAATGTCAAATCTTAAGCAATCCCCCGTCACATTTGACGAACTGACACACTCCTACATGACACCCGATGGAAAGTATCTGTCGGGTATCACCGGAATGATTGACCGCCATATATTCGGTGGTAAATTCGCAAGCGTGAGCCGTGAATTTCTCGCACCGTATGCGGAACGTGGGCACAAAATACATACAGAACTTGAACTGTACTTCAAAGGTAATTTGTCACTTGTAGGAGTTGAAAGCGAAGAGGCTAATAGGTTTATAAATTGGTGCTTTTGCAATAAATGCTTCATGATTAAACCCGAATATACCGTATCGGATGAAAAATACTTTGCGACTCAAATAGACAACATATCTGAGGAGTTAGATTTGTACGACTACAAGACCGGAAAGGAAATGAACCTTGAATCCGTTTCGTGGCAGTTGTCAATTTGTGCCTATCTTTTCAAGAAGCAAAACGGATTTGATTGTGGCAAATTGTACGGTGTGCATCTTTACGGTGACATTTGCGAAGTTATCGAAGTTGAACGCAAAAGCGATGAAGCTATTTTAGGCTTGTTTTCAGCCGAAATAGACGGTGGTAGATACATGGACACCATTACGGACGAAAACGCTCAAATATCGAAGCTGAATGATGTCCTGAATGAAATTAAGCGCATCAAGCAACAGGCAGACGAAGCCGAAGCTCGTAAAACCGAACTATTGGCAGGACTTGAAAAAATTATGGACGAGAAAGGTCTGAAATCATTTGAGAACGATTTGATGAAAATCACGAAGGTAGCACCGTCTACGTCCGTAACTTTGGACACCAAGGCATTGAAGTCCGAACACCCAGAAATTGCCAAGCAATACGAACGGACTACCGAAAAGAAAGGTTTCGTAAAAATTACACTCCGTGGAAATCTATCTGACTAAACAGAACTTTGCCCTTTATCCCGCAACGGACGATGATGCCGAAAAGCTGATGAGGCTGAAAAAAGGTGTCGTACTCCGTTGTGAGGTGAAGCAGGCGAGGAATTACGAATTTCTGAAAAAGTACTTCTCCCTGATTAATTGTGCCTACCATTTTCTGACCGAACAAGAAACCGAGGCTTTCAACGGTGTGGATCATTTCAGAAAGCAGGTCGAAATTGCTTCGGGATGGTGTACTACGGTGTGGTCAATCAAGCGTGGCGAATACGTGGACGAAGCAAAGTCAATCAGCTTCGGCAAGATGTCGCAGGATGAATTTAATGTTCTTTACGACAATGTGAAGAACACTCTTTTTTCGATGGTGCTGAAAGGCAGGATAAGTGAAACCGACTTCATTAATGAACTTATAAACTACTAGCCATGTCAAAAACCAAAGGAATTATTTCAGTATCGGAAGCCGTGCTAAAAGCGTGGAATGACGAGTGCGAACAATGCCGAATCAACGGACAAAAGGAAATTATCCACATGAATACATTCGTATTTCGTGTACGTGCCTATGTTAATGGAGGCCAAGGACAAGCATACCGACCACTTGACTCGAACATACAGAGGCGTTGCAGAGAGCTTCGTGAATCGGGGCTAATAAACTACGAATATAAAGACGAAGTATATCAAGTTAAACCAATTTAAACCAAAACAAAATGATTACTCAGTACCAGTACGAAAAAGCGGTCGAACTGTTTAAGACAGATGAAGATTTATTTGCGGATGAGTTTTTTCAATCCAAAATCCGTGAGGCAATTTTAAAAGTTAGCGGAAGACCTCAACCACCAAAAGGAATGCACTACAAACGTGGTGCGTGGGATTACTTTTCAGAAAACGGATTATTCAATGCTTCAAACCTTATCAACGCTTACAAGGCAGTTCGTGACAAGGTTCGCAAAATGCCTATGAATGTCCGTGAACAAATAAAAGGTCTGATAAACGAAGCGGTCAGAGAAACCATTTTACACTATGCAGAAACGTTTCCAACAGAACCAATTAATACAGAAACAAAATGATCAAAATCGAAGGAATTTTCACACTTGGCAAAGATGCCGAAATTAAGCAAATCGGTGACAAACCGTATATCGTTTTTACGGGGGCATCCAATGAATCCTACATGAAGGACGGTCAGAAAGTAACCAACACAACGTGGGTTTCATTCTTGAAGTACGGAGAATCGAAAGTCTTGGACTATCTAAAAAAAGGAACGCAGGTTTTTGTACGTGGCAGTCTATCCGTGAAGCCATACGGTGAAGGTAAGATTGACATATCGTGCAGGGTCGATGAGCTTGAATTGCTAGGCTCAAAGCAGGAAAGCGGTACACAGCAACCACCGAAGGCAGAAAAGGCCGTAGAGAGTCCGTATGCAAGCGGAATGCCTGAACAATCAGACGATATTCCGTTCTGATGTTCCGTAAAACCTATATATCCAAGTCACCCAAATCGAGTAGAGGAAAAAAGATAGCCAAACTTGATACTATCTTTTCAAAGTTTATTCGACAAAGGGACTGCACACCGATAGGTAAGTGTATTTCTTGCGGTAAACCGATAACGCTTGAAACGTCAGATGCAGGGCATTTCCACAATAGAGCTTATATGTCGCTTCGGTACGATGAGCAAAATGTCAATGCACAATGCAGGCATTGCAATAGGTTCAGAGAAGGAAATATGCAGGGATACCAAAAGGGACTTGTTGATAAAATTGGAGGAAAAGCCGTAGATATGCTTTTTATTAAGCGTTCAAACCTTTGCAAGCTATCCGAGGTTGAACTTGATTTATTGATTGACCACTATAAAAAACTACTCAAAGATGGAAAATAAGCTAGGCCAAAAATTCACCTTCCGAAAAATCCACTACATAACCAAAAAAGATACGCAGGTCGATGGTTGTATGCAATGTTGCTTCCGTTCATCTATTGGAGCGTGCAGGAAACCCGAAAAGGCAGGTGAGTGTATCGGGAAGTATCGGACGGACGGAAAGGACACGCATTTTGAAATTGTGCCACCGGAAAAGCGGAAAGGTCGAAAAAAGTGTGTAGATTTGTAGTGAGTTTTTAAGAAGTGATTATCTTTCAATCTGCCGGTATGTGAATATAGGCAGATACACGGGGTTGAAATTATCGGGGTGTCCCCAATGATAGGCAAGCTGATCGAACGGCAAACCCCACAATTCAGATGAACAACAACGCAGCAATTACATAGTGGCTGTGATTTGAGAGAATGAAGGAAAGTGTTACCGCAAAGCACTTAAACATAAGCGGTATTGGTCTCTGGATAAAAGAGAACACGGGATACTGCAAGGTAAGTATCAAACAGGTTCAAAGCGTTGAGCCGATTCCGTCCGGTGATGAACCGCTTTTAGACTTGCTTGTTGGGGAGTGTGTGAAATCGGACGGATTAATTTTTTTGCATTTATTTTTGATTTGCGGTATCAAATGCGGAAATATGTGCTAAATTTGCAGTATTCAAATAAACCCGATTAGTAGTCGGGTATTAGTTTTATTAATTTTTTAACATTGTATGACCGAACAAAAAAGGGAAATAAGGCAGGACATATTCACACAGGCAGAATACGCTAGAAAGGTGAATAAAACTAGGGCATGGGTAAACCAACAGATCAAAGAGGGGAATTTAAGAACCCTAACGATTAACGGAGCAACGCTGATTAAAGCGTAATTTTTCATTTTGTGTAAAATTTTAACATTGTAAAATATGGAATTAAGTGTAAATTTGGAGTTTTCAGAATCGCAGGATACATTCAAGTATCAGTGTATCACACCACCGAATGAAGTCGATTTTAAGACGATTTCAAGCGATTTATCATACAGCAAGGCAATTGAATTTGTCGTTGATCTACGTGAGCGGTTTCCGCATCCTTTGCTGTATGTGAGCGTGGTGTGTCAATTTCAAGCGTGGAAACTTAAAAACAATTTATAATGGAAAAGAAAACGATTGAACAGATTATTGAAATCGAGCCAATGTTACAAAAGGTATTCGATAGAGCAAAAGAAGGATACAAAGAAGGCTTTGAAGATTGGAAATTATACACTTCATGCAAAAAAGAAGCAACACTATTGGTAGGCAGTTTTTGTAGGAATATAGATCTTGCCAATTCGCAGGATTATGTTACCGTAATTAACGAGATTACACGAATTTTAAATCTTTAGTTATGGCAACATATTCTGAAAAACTTAAATACCAGAGATGGCAGGATTTAAGGCTTAGAGTGCTAGAAGAATACGACAATAGGTGCTCCGGCTGTGGTGGTAGTAATGAACTTAATGTTCATCATTTAAAATATAAGGAAGGACATGAACCTTGGGAATATAATACTTGCGATTTAACCGTACTGTGCAAGTCATGCCATGATGTATTTCATGATAATAAAAAACGATTTGATCAAGTGTGTACCAATGGTAGACTTTTTTATTCATACGAATTTGAAAAAATAATACAGATTATTGACGTAATGGCTAGAGTTGATACATCTAATTACGACTCAATTTTAGAGTTTGCCAAATCAAAAGATAATTCATTTTAAAATACATTACAATGGCAAAGGATACATATTATTTTTCGCACGATTATAGTGCAAGGTCAGACCAAAAAATTAAAAACCTTATCCGAAAACACGGCATGTTGGGATATGGAATATTCTGGTCCATAGTAGAGGATTTATACAATAATGCGAACGCATTGCAAACGGACTACAAAGGCATAGCTTTTGATTTGCATACAACCGAAAATATTGTAAAAAGTATTATAAATGATTTTGAATTATTTGTAATTGATGAAGAATATTTTGGATCAATTTCTGTTGAAAGGCGTTTGAACGCAAGAAACGAACGGAGTGAAAGTGCCAGATTATCAGCTATTTCACGCTGGGAGAAATATAGAGAAAATGCAAACGCAATGCAAACGCATAGCGATGGCAATGCTATAAAGGATAGTAAAGTAAAAGAAAGGAAAGGAAAAGAAATTAAAATAAACATATCGCAGGACGATATTGAAAGTGTTTATTTGGCATATCCTTCAAAGTGCCCGATTAAAAATTCATCTACAGGCAAAACAAAAACCGACAAGGATAAAATTAAATCGCTACTTTTAACCAGATCAAAGGATGAACTACTGGCAGTAATAAATTCCTACGTTGCAGACTGCAAAAAACATGATAGGTTTATCAAGAACTTTAAAACGTTCCTAAACAACATCCCAGACATAGACATATCAGAACCCGTACTAGATAAGCAAAAAGAAAGAATTTACATTTACTATCTGCCGGGTATAGGTGAAAGAAGAGGTACGAAGGCTGAATATGATGCTGACGTAAAGCAGTACGGAAAAGATGTTTTCTTTGACAAATACGAATAATGGAAATACAAGGCTATCACATAGACGATTCAAAGGCATACGGTAAGAACCAATTTAAGGCACGTTGCCCTAAATGCGTTGAGGTAGGAAAGACACACGTAATGGACACACCACTATCAATTAATCGTTCCGAAGGTGTTTTTAATTGTAAGAAATGCGGATGGACTGGAAAATTTGGAGAATCAACATTTAAGAAAGTGGAATACAAGAAACCGAACACGGTAAACTTTACAGACCTAAAGCTAGAACATTTGCAGTACTTCTCAATGCGTGGGATTACGCAGGGAACAGTAAATAGGAACGGGATTAAGTCAGCAACTGAGTGGTATATTTTCCCTTACAACGAGAACGGGGAAATAGTAAATTTCAAGGCACGGAAGCATGGAA